ATCGCCGCTAGATTGGGCGAGCAAAGCGGTGTCCGTGTTTGACGAATGGAAAGCCGACAGCATTTTGGTTGAAGTGAACCAAGGCGGCGACATGGTTAGCGCTGTTTTAAAGCAGGTGCGCTTGGGTTTACCAATCCGTGAAATTCGCGCCCATGTTGGAAAGCGTCTGCGTGCAGAACCAGTTGCTGCGATGTATGAGCAGGGCCGTATCCATCATATTGGGGAGTTTCCACTTCTCGAGGATCAGATGACGATTTGGACACCGCAAGATACAAAGTCGCCTGATCGTATTGACGCGATGGTTCAGGCTTTCTCTGATCTACTTGGCAGGGCCAGCATTTCATCTTACTTTGGAGCGCTCGCAAACTTCTGTCCTGGTTGCGGATTGCCAATGCCAAAGGCGATGTCGCATTGTTCTAAGTGTGGAACCGCTATGATTGTGCCTACTCAATCTGAAGTGGCCGAGGAGTAATATGTCTGTCGTTTATAACACCGTGATCAACCAAGGCGCTGACTGGTTTATCAACTTTCAGTATAAACAACCCGCAACAATCACAAACATCTCGGGTAACGGAACAACAGTAACTTTCACGGCCGATAACAATTTCACAGGCGGTCAAACCGTAAGCATTGATGGTGTTTTGCCATCTCAATACAACTTTCAAGGCGCAACGATCGCAACAAGAACAACCACGGCGTTTACAGTTACAAACCCCGCAACAGGAACCTACATCTCAGGCGGTCTCGCAACAGTTCCGATCAACCTGACTGGATACACAGCGGCTTTGCAGATACGATCTCTTCCCGAAAGCCCTACGGCTGTTCTTTCTTTGACCACAGGCAGCGGCATCACGATCCCAACACCAACCAATGGAACCGTGGTGGTCCAGGCAACGGCCAATCAAACGCGAGCGATCGTGGCTGGAACCTACTATTATGACATTGAGATAACTTCTCAAGGCGGCATTGTTTATCGCTTGGCGCAAGGCCAAGTTGTAGTATCAGCGGAGGTAACACGATGAGCGATGACGCAGTAATCATTCAGCCGATCATTCCAACGGTTGTTATTTCATCACCAGGTCCGCAAGGCCCAGGCGGTGGAGAGATTTTCTATGTTCACACACAAGCAGTCGCAAGCGCGGTGTGGACTATTAACCACAGTTTAAACGGTGAACCAACGGCGGTCGTTCTTGACTCTGCGGGAACACAATGCGAAGGCACCTTTTCTTACCCAAGCAAGAATCAAATGGTGATAACCTTTACCAGTGCTTTCACAGGCACTGCTTATGTGATCTAGGAGAAATAAATGGCCCGTAAGTTTCTAGTTTCAATTGACCTGAACAAGAATGAATTGCAGAATGCCGTAATTCAGAACCTTGCTACAGCGCCAGCGACACCTTTAGCAGGACAGGTTTACTACAACACAACCGATAACCAACTCTACATTTACAACGGCACTCGTTGGGAAGTAGCGGGCAACGCATTCCTTTCAGGACTTCTTTCTGCACGCCCTGCGGCTGCAACTGTTGACTCAGGAACTATTTACTACGCAACAGACAATTATCTTTTCTATTATTCAAACGGATCAGCCTGGGCGCAAACTAACCAGTTCGGAACTGTCACAGCGCAGACTGCGTACGGTGCATCAAGCGGTAACGGATCATCAACTGATTATGCACGCGCCGATCACACACACGGAACTCCAGCGCTTGGAACTGCAACACCTGCCAACATCGCAAACGCAACTGGTTCTGCGGGTTCGGCAGCAGCACCTTCCAAAGAGGATCACACACACGCATTTATTCCAACAGCCGACATTTCTTTTGCGGGCTTCAAGATCACTTCTCTTGCTACTCCAACCGCCGATACAGACGCAGCCAACAAGGGTTATGTAGATTCAGTTGCTCAAGGCTTAGATACAAAGGCTTCTGTAGTTGCCGCAACAACAACTGACGGAACATTGGCAACTGCTTTTGATAACGGCTCTGTTGTTGACGGCGTAACGCTTGTTACTGGCGACCGCATTCTTATTAAGAACCAAACAGATGCAACAGCCAACGGTATTTATGTAGTAGCGGCATCAGGCGCACCTGCTCGTTCCGCAGACATGAACGATGGCTCAGAATTCCCAAGCGCTTATGTGTTTGTGGAACAAGGAACCGTTAACGCAGACACAGGCTGGGTATGTACCAACAATGCGCCAGTAACTCTTGGCGTTACCAACATTACCTGGACACAATTCTCAGGCGCTGGAACTTACACAGCCAACAACGGCGTTGTCCTTAATGGTTCAGTATTCTCATTTGCTCCTGAAAGCGGTAAGGGTCTTGAAACAGGCGCAAGCGGCGCAAAGGTTAAACTTGCTACTACATCAGGCTTAAACATCACTTCTGATTTAGCCGTAGGTGCTGGTAACGGTATCTCAGTCCTTACAAACACAGTAGCAATTGACTCAAGCGTTGTTGTTTCCAAATATGCTACAAATGTAGGCGATGGATCAGCAACTTCTTACACAATCACACACAACCTCGGAACAAGAGATGTGATCGTTAGCGTTTATGAAGGCAGCGGTTCTTATGCTGAGGTCATTTGCGATGTTAACCACGCAACCACTAACACGATCACGCTGTTGTTCTCCGTGGCTCCAACCCTTAACCAATATCGAGTTGTAGTTCACGCTTAAGCAGTAAAGGAGATACACATGGGTCTAAGAGACCGTATCGCAAAGGCACTACTGCAAGGTGAAGTTGAAAAGAAGCCAAACCTGCCCGCAGGTGCGGTGACAATGACGGAACAAGAGATGCGTACGAATGCGCTTAATCAGATTGCGCAGAACTACGGCAACTCCACTCCGCTTCCACGCAACCCTTGGCTTGCTGGTGTTCCGTTTGGCCCTGGCAGCCCGATCACCCCTGGCGCGATCAACCCAGTCCGCGAGGATGGCCGCCCTGATCCACGCCGTTATGAATTCCAAGTCGCGCAAAACATCAACATCACAGAAACGCGCCTGGTTCCATTCAAAACCCTGCGTGCCTCCGCTGATCAGATCGACATCTTGCGCCGTTGTATTGAAGTAATCAAGAACAAGGTCACGGGCCTTGACTGGGACATCACCCTTGGCACAGATGCTTCTGAAAAGATTGCCGCAAGTTCGGGTGGCGATCATGTGCGTGCGATGGCGAAAGCCCGCGAGAAATACACCGATGAGATTGCGCGTATGCGCCAGTTTTGGGAGAACCCTGACCGCGCTAACGGTTTGACTTTCTCTGATTGGTTGATGGTTGCGCTTGAAGAGATACTTGTTATTGATGCCTGGGCTATTTGGCCGCAGCGATCCGTTGGTGGCGATCTTTACGGACTTCAAATCTTGGATGGGGCAACAATCAAGCCGCTTCTTGATGATCGCGGTATGCGCCCTATGGCCCCCAACGCGGCCTACCAGCAGATCCTTTATGGCTTCCCTCGTGCCGAATTCACGGCCAACGATGATGATCCGCAAGCCGATGGTGAATTCACTTCTGACGATTTACAGTATTTAATCCGCAACCGCCGCACCACTTCGGCTTATGGTTTCAGCCCAACCGAGCGAGCGCTTCCTTTAGCCGACATTTATCTCCGCCGCCAGCAATGGATCAGAGCGGAATACACCGATGGCGTTATGCCTGAGTTGATGTTTACAACCGATGAGAATTGGGGTACTAACCCTGATCTTTTGCGTGCCTATGAAAACATATTCAACGATGACCTGTCAGGTCAAACAGAACAACGCAAGCGTCTACGCCTTTTGCCAGCGGGTATGACCCCTGTGCAGTTCGATGCTTATGGCGAGAAGTTCAAAGATACTCTTGACGACTATTTGATCACATCCATTTGTGGTCACTACGGCGTTCAACCAGCCGAGATCGGTTTTGCACCGAAGGGCGGGCTGGGAGGCGCTGGTTTCGAGGAGGGGCGGGCTGAAAGCGCGGAGGCTATCGGAACACAGCCTTTGGTTAACTGGATCAGCAAGATGCTGACCAATATCTCGTACACATACCTTGGTATGCCACGCGAGTTGGAGTTTAGATTGATGACTTCAAAGCGCCTGGATAATGAGTCAAACGCTCGCAAAAACCAAATTGAAATCACAAGCGGTGGCAAGACAATCAACGAGCGCCGCTCTGAGTTGGGCTTACCTTTGCTGGATACACCGCAAGCCGACATGCCGATCTTGATGGCAGGGGCCAGCACATTCCTTTTCAGCCCTGACGGAATTATTGATGCGGCTACGGCTTCAACAGCACCCGCTTTGGCAGGTCCTAACGCAGAAGCAGTTGCTCCAGTTACCGAGATCGGTGAGAAGCCCGACAAGGAACCAACTGTTATTGAAGAGGAAGAGATCGAAAACGAGACAAAGAACGAAGTGAAGGCTTTCATGAAGTGGGCCAACAAGGGCAAACGCGCTCGCCTCTTTGAATTCAAGACACTCGATCCAATCGTGGGCGATGCTTTGAACCGTTGCGCCTACGAAGGCGATCTCGAAAGCGCAAAGGCACTCGCCAAGGCTTACTTGTCATGAAGTGGGGGCCTCTCCAGGCCGATGGGCGAATGGCGGCCAAAAGCGCAGTAAAAGTCAGGGCAGCATTGGCACAAACGGCTGACTTTAAACGCGTCTACGAAAGTTATCTTTTAACCCAACCCAATCTTTCAGACAAGCGCTCCCAAGATCGTGCGCGAGCGCGTGCCTGGGTGATGTTAAATGTTCGGGTAAATATGATGGCTTTGATGGGTGTGCTTGAGCGTGTTTATGCCGAAGGCTGGGTAACAGGGGTGGCCGCAGCAGATGAAACTATTGCCCAGGCCAAAGAAGCAAACAAAGCAGCCGAGGATGATCTCATTAACTGGTCGCTTTGGAACCCAGGCGATGATGCAGCGGCCCTTTTGCTTCGCCCAACCCGAGCCTTCCAACGCTTCCTAGAGTCCTTTGGTATCACCCTGAAAGAATTAACAAATACAACCGTAAACGATATTGGTAACTCGATCGCCGATGCTTTGGAGCAGGGCCTTTCTGCAAACCAAGCAGCCAAGTTAATCAGGCGCAATGTGGCAACATCACATCGGGCTTTGACAATCGCAATCACCGAACAGAACCGAGCAATGTCGGCGGCAACAATCAACCGCTACCGTGAAATGCAGATCCCCGAAATGGAATGGGAGGTTTCTGATCCTTGTCCTATTTGTGCGCAGAACGCCAACCAGGTCGTGCCGATTGGTGGAACCTTTAACTCGGGGAACACGCAACCGCCAGCACATCCCAATTGCCGCTGCGCGTTGTTGCCTGTAATACCTGACTTCGGCGTAGATATTCCTGAAGGCACAGGCTTAGTTCCGATACCTTCTCGTTAAAACTGCTAAAGTAATACACCTAGCCTTACAAGGATTGAGGAATAAATGGCAACCAAACACATCAACGCAAGCACCCTCACAACGGCATCAATTTTATTTACTGTAGATCCAAACGCAAGACCTCTAACACCTGTAACTTTATACAACGGTCATAGCGCATCAATCTTTATTGGCGATGCAACTATCAGCACATCGGGCGCAACAATCGGTCGCACGATCCCCGCTGCAAGTTCACAAACATTCTATGTTTATGCAAACGATGTTATTTACGGTATCTCGGCTGCGGCTTCTGCAACAGGCGCGATCGTCATAACCTACTCCGCTTAAAAGAAGGACAATCATGGCCGATGGATTTGTACCGCCGCAGCAAGTGCGTGCCAATGCAAAACGCGGTCTTGAACTTCGCAAGAAACACAACCGTGGCGGAACAGAAGTGGGAGTTGCTCGCGCTCGAGATTTATCCAACGGCGCAGCGCTATCATTAGACACAATCAAAAGGATGAATTCCTATTTTGCACGCCACGAGGTGGACAAGAAAGGTGAAGGCTGGGGCGTAGATAGCGCTGGCTACATCGCTTGGTTACTATGGGGCGGCGATGCAGGATGGTCTTGGGCTAAAGGTATTCTTAGAGAAAATGAAAGCAAGGAGAAATCAACGGTGAACGATCTAACCACTTCGTATTTCAGTATTGAGAAGTCCGACAAGCAGCCCGATGGAACCCTTATGGTTTACGGCAAGGCAACGGATGACTCAGTTGACATCGATCAGCAGATTTGTGACGCTGCTTGGTTAGATCGCGCTATGCCAGCCTGGTTTAAGTCGGGTGGAAACATCCGCGAACAACACTCAAGCATTGCTGCGGGAGTTGCGAAGGAATACGAGTCGAAGGCAGATGGCCACTACATTATGGCCCATGTTGTTGATCCAGTAAGCGTTAAGAAAGTAGATGCGGGAGTCCTTCGTGGCTTCTCCATCGGTATCAAATCTCCACGCGTTGTGCGTGATCAGAAGGCTGCAAACGGCCGCATCATTGACGGACAGATCGTTGAAGTTTCACTTGTTGATCGCCCAGCAAACCCTAACTGCCAATTGGTTCTCGCCAAGAGCGTAGATGGCGAGTCGAGCCTGATCCAAGTTGAAGAGTTAACCGAAGACATTATTAAGCACCCAGGCCACGATCAATCCTCACACGGCCGTGGCGGAGGTCGCGCTGGTGCGGGAGCGGGCGCTGCGGGTGCTGCTGGAGGCGGCGGAGGCGGGGGTGGCGAAGGTGGATCTACAAGCGGTAAAAAACCGAGCAAAGAGCAAGCGGCAGCAAAAGCCGCAGATGACTTACAATCCAGCGTCAATAAGGCGAGTTCTTTAGCCGTAAAACATGGCGATACTAGAATGAAAGATCGTGCTTATACGGCCACTAAAAACGCAGATGATGCAGTACAAAAAGTTAAAAAAGGCGATCTAGCAGGAGCAAAAGAACACATGGATCGGGCTTCAGATAGCATAAATGAAATGCCAGCCTTGGCTGAAAAGGCGGGACTCAGTTCTTCCCTTGTTCGCCAGTTCTCAGCACATGCCGCAGACGCTAGAAAAGCACACACTTCATTCTATAACGCTGCAAATAAATCAACCGATGCGGAACTCCGCAAAGCATTACAATCTGCTCTACACTTATACTCTCTAACCAAGTCGGAGGATGCCTCAATGAAAGATACAACCGTTGAATTACCTGTTGAGGCCATAGGTGAACTGCTAAAGTTTGACAAAGTTCAGTACGAAGCCGCACGCGAAGCACTTGCCAACTTGATCCAAATCGAGGCGGGCGAAATGCGTGAAGGTCACAATGAAATACAATCAATCGGTCACCTTCTAGAAGCCGTTATGCATCTCCATGCATGGTATGAAGGAGAGGAAGCAGAGGGAGAAGTCGTGGAACAAGAAACAATTATTGAACGCGCCGTTGAGTCGGAGAAGCCAGCCAAGAAAGAGATGAAACCTGCAAAGGATGAGTCAAAGCCTGACTTCATGAAGCGTTGTAAAGAAGCGGGGCTAGATGATGAAACAATCAAAGCCCTATGCGATAAATACATGAGCGCAGAAAAGTCTGCCGATATTGCGAAGTGCCTTGAGTGCGGATGCAACCAACCAGGCAGCGATCACGGATTAAAAACAACTAACGATTTTGCGAACATCGCAAAGCCATCACATGTCACCACCGCAGAAATGTATGCGCCAGGTGAAACGCCTAAGTCAGCAGAAGCAGACGAAGCGGTAGAAGCCCCAACAGAGGAAGCAGCAGTCGAAGAGACTCCTGTAGAAGCCGCAGTTGAAGAGGCAGTAACAGAGAATTCTGAAGCACCAGCGGAAGTTGATGCGGCAGATGTTGAAGCCATCGTAGAGCAGGTGGTAAAGAGCGCGACTGAGTCACTTCGAGCAGAGATCACTTCACTAGTAGCGGCAAAAGAGGTCGCTTTAGAGAAGTCGGTAGTTCTTGAGTCTGAGTTAGCAATTGCCAAGTCTCTCGCCGTGGCTGGCGGTCCAAGCCGTACTGTTCGACCATTGTCTACCAAGATCAATGACAACATTACAAAGGCTGCCATTTACAAAGCGAAAGCAAACGCAACAACAGACCCAGTTCTAGCCAAGGGTTACAAGATTTTGGCCGAGGAGTTTTACTCCAAAGCAGCCGATGGCGAAAACAACTAACTACTAATCAAAGGATAAGCAATGACATTATCAGCACCTAAGGTCACAGACCTATTCGGTGATGCAAGTCCACGCGAAGCCGCAGAGCGCATGGAGGAATACACTTCCGAACTTGGAAAGTCCCTCTCAAGCGCATCTACAGTTCCAGGACAAGCACCTCTTGCAGATCCAGCAGCGCAGATCGAAGCACTTGTAGCAAACAAGTCTTTATCTCCTGATGTATCAGCGGGCCTTCAGAACGCACTTGCTGCACAGCGCCTTGCTATGCAGGATATGCAGAAGGACATC